CTGGCGAAGATGCCAAGGCTGGCGGTGATAAAGCTGGGCAGGGTGCTAAAGGCTTTGAAAAGATCAAAGACGCAATCAAGAACTTCTCGGTCGGTGCAGTAGCATTTAAAGCTGTCAGCTCTGCAATGAATCTTGTCAGTCAGTCAATGGATAAAGCGATTGACCGGTTCGATACCTTGCAACGGTTCCCAAAAGTGATGAAATCGCTGGGGCACTCTTCAAAAGATGTAGCAGCGTCTACCAAGCTACTATCCGAGGGTATCGAGGGGCTACCTACAACACTTGATACAGTTGTAAGTACAACCCAGAAGTTAACTTCAATGACTGGCAACCTCAAGCAGTCTACTAAGCTGACAATCGCTTTGAATAATGCGTTCCTTGCTTCTGGTGCATCTACAGAAGATGCAAGCCGTGGATTGCAACAGTACACCCAGATGTTATCAGCCGGTAAGGTTGATATGCAAAGCTGGAAAACATTGCAAGAAACCATGCCTTACGCATTGCAGAAGACGGCAGAATCGTTTGGTTTTGCTGGTGCATCAGCCCAGAAAGACTTCTACTCAGCCTTACAAGACGGCAAGATCACGTTTACTGATTTCAGTAAGCGACTGATTGAGCTGAATAAAGGCACGAACGGTTTCGCTGAAATGGCGAAGAAAAACTCTGAGGGTATCAAGACTTCATTCGGTAACATCGTAAACGCGGTAGCAAAAGGGATCGCAAACGTCATTGCCGAGTTTGACAAGATGAGCAAGGCAGTCACTGGTAAGAGCATTGCCCAAAACCTTGATAGCATTAAAGGAGCAGTAAACAGCACCTTTAACGTTATCATCAGTGTTATCCGTGGTGCTACTCCAGTTGTTAAATCACTAGTGAGTGTATTAGGCTTCCTTAAACCTGTTTTAGACCCGCTTATCTCAATCTTCGCTGGTGTCGCAGGAGCAGTCTTGCTCTTTAAAGGAGCGATGCTGGGGTTATCCATTATCAAGGGTATTGGTAGCCTAATTGGTACACTTATCACTTCCCTGGTATCTCTGACCAGTACATCACTTGTAGCAACGGGTGCTACTACTGGACTCGCTGGGGCTTTAGCCTCACTATCTTCTGGTGGAGTCTTTCTGGTTGTCGGTGCTATTGCTGGCCTGGTGTCGTGGTTGACGCAGGAAAGCGAAGCGTCCAAGGAAGCCAAGGCCAAGAATGAAGAGTTTAAACGCTCCCTCGATGACTTACACGAAAGTGTTAACAAAGGCAATGAAGCCTATAAAGATCGTAGAAACGAGATCCAAGCGACAGCAGAGGACAATGAACGACTAGTCAAGAAGATCGACGAATTAAACGCAGTCGAGAATAAGACTGCAGCTCAAAAGAAAGAGCTTGCGTCAGCAGCAGAAACCCTTAACTCACGCATCGAGGGTCTAAATATCCAGTACGACAAGGCGACCGGCACAATCAATATGACAACGGACGCGATCCGTAAGCAGATTGAGATTGCCAAGGCATCGGCTGAAATTGAAGCCGCCAACCAGAAAATGGTAGAAAATGCCAAGAAGCGCCTTGAAATCAAGGATAAGATAAAGGAAGTTGAGAAACAGTACCAGGATCTTGTCGAAAAAACTGATAGCGTGGAAGAAGGCTCTTTCAGTAACTCGCGAATCCGTGAAGGGGCCAAGGCAGAATTTAAGAAAAAATACAACGAAGAAGTCAAGAAGCTCCAGGACGACATCAAAAAAACCGAGGATTCTGATAACGAATTAACGAATACAATCGTTAAGAACAATGAAGCCAAGGCCAAGTCTACAGAAGATGCGTCTGGTCGTATGATTTATACGATGGAGAACATGAACGAGGCTCAGCGAAAAGCTGTAGAGATGATGCAACAAGAGTTTGCTAATCTTAAAGGTGAAGTTCAGAACGCTTTCCAGGCTATCGAACAGCAGACAGCCTTATCTGCAGATCAAATGACTGCTAACTTGCAGAAGAACATTGACGCAGTAGATAAGTGGTCTCAGAACCTTGAAATACTCGCTAAACGCGGGCTTGACCAAGGCCTCATCGAACAAATGAAACAAGCTGGCCCTAAAATGGCCAACCAAACGCAGGCCCTTGTAGATGCGTCCGATGAGCAACTTGGACGACTCAATAGTAAGTGGACCGAGGCTGGAGATAAAGCCAAGGAGGGCTTCTTACGTAGCATTCACGCAACAGGGGAAGAACTACCACCCGAAATTCAAGCAATGGTGACAGCTATTGCTACTGAGTTTAGAAAAGCACTTGCTGAGGCAGATTTTGAAACACAAGGACGTGAAGTACCTAAGAAAACTGCCGATGGTATTAGATCTGGAAAAGGCGATGTCCAACAGGCAGCGTCCGAAGTCACAGAGGCATCTAAACAAGCCTTCAACAACTTGCCAACGGAAGCTAAATATAGCGGATCGCAAGTAAGTGGTGGATATGCCCAAGGTATCACGGACAACCAAGGATCAGTCCAGGGCGCAGTTGACGGCCTCAAGAATGCCTCTCTAGGTGTTTTAGCCAACTTGTTTGGTGAGGGGCAAACTAAAGGTGCTGAACTCGGCGCGGGTGTCGGAGATGGTGTATTAAGCCGGTCCGATGTCGTGCAAGGTGCAGCTAATACCCTCAAATCAAACGCAACCGCTACGATGGCTGGCATGGCTACAGATGGACAGGCTAAAGGGTCAGAATTTGGCTCTGGTATCGCACTTGGTATTGGTGTAGGCCAACAGGTAGCAGTTGGTGCAGCGTCTGCGATGAACCTTGCTATTTCGGCTCAGTTTTTGGCGATGTCCATGAACGGGCAACAGTACGGTTCACAATTTGGTACAGGTATCGGCGGTGGTATTAACTCATCACAAGGTATTGCTACTGGTGCGTCTAATGCGATGAAGATGATGATTAATGCATCTGTTAGATCGCTAGGCCACGATGGTAGAAATGCCGGCTCACAATTCGGGTCTGGTGTAACTAGCGGTGTAGCAAGCCACAACGGAGCAGTTTTTAACGCGTCAAGTAATCTTAAAGCCTCAGCACATAACGGTATGTCCGGCGGATACAACGGCGGATATAATGCCGGTATGTCTATCGGCGAGGGTATGATGGGCGGTATCTACGCGATGGCTGGAGCAGTTGCATCAGCAGCATCAAGCATTGCGTTCGGAGCCGTGGCAGCAGCTCGGTCTGCCTTGGCTATTAACTCGCCATCAAAAGTATTCAGAGATCAAGTTGGTCGTGCTATCCCGGAAGGTATGGCAGTAGGTATTGAGAAGTACGGCTACTATGTAGACGACTCAATGACCGACCTCGCGAACAAGACAGTAGAGTCTGGCAAGAAATACACGGACGGCTTTGGCTTTAACTTGCCAGGTCGTGGTGATCTTGTAAGTGGTCTGACTGATACACTAGCTACGCGCTTTGGCTATGCAGGCGGTGGAAGCTCAAGCTCAAACGTGACAAACAACTATACACTCAATGCAAACGGTACGGCTAACGACAATTTCTTTAGTCCTGAAAATATGCGCAGGCTCTTGCGTGAGCTTGCTTACTATACGAATTTGGAAGGAGGTAGAATGGCTTAATGGGAAGTTTTACTTTCAACGGTGTGTCAAGCACTACTCACGGGCTACGAGTGACCAGCGACTATATTATTAGTTCGACTGGTAGCGACGTAGAAACAGTAGCGGTCCCTGGTCGCGATGGCGATCTATTGATCTCAAAGAACCGTCTTAAATCGGTGACTATCGAACTGCCTTGTACCGTCCTTTCTAATCGTAATCTCACAGATGCAGAAAGTGATATTAGTAACTGGCTCAACGTAGACGGCTATAAAGATTTGACTCTATCTTGGGACCCAGATTTTATCTACCGGTCAGCATTTATCGAGACCTTTGAGGTATCGAGCCTTATGCGACAGTTTGGCAAGGTCAAACTTAACTTTTTGACTTATCCAGTCAAATTCTACAAACAAGGACGTAAAACTCAAAAACTTACGAACGGTGCTAGTTTCAACGGTTTAGGAAACGTAAACGCTAAGCCTATCATAACGCTTGTAGGGTCGGGTGACTGTACGCTCACTATCAATGGTCGCAAGACCAAATTGAGAGGTGTACAAGGCAAGATAACAATCGATATGCAAGCTAACCAAGTATTCAAAGATAATCTGCCAGCATGGGATAAGGTTGTACGGTCTCCACAATTCCAGATGCCTTACTACGACTTCGGTCGAAATTTGGTAAGTTGGGATGGCAATTTCGAGGTGTTTACTATTCCAAACTGGGGGGTTAAGCTATGAGGCCTATACTTTATAACGCAAACGAAACAGCGTTTGAAACTTACGGTTTGGGAGAGATTGACGCAACAAAGGCACAAGTCACACGGGAACGAAACGGGAATTATACTCTTTACATTGAGTACCCGGCTAGTGGCCCGCTTGCTGGTGTGTTTAAAAATGATATGCGGATCAAGTCTGATGCTGGTTTAAGAACCAAAAATCAGACTTTCTTTATTTCTCGTATTGTCAAAGACAGCACAGGCATTTTAAAAGTCTATGCAAAACATATCAGCCACTTGACCGAAACGATGGCTATTAGGAACAATACCAACGCTACAGGGACAGCTCAGGCAGCCTTGGCTATCTGGGCTTTAAATGCCCTGGGTGGTATTCGCTTTGATACATGGTCTGATATTGATCTAACCTCAAAAACAAGCTGGAATATCGCAGATTTTAAAACGGCGCGTGATGTCCTGGGTGGTGTCAAAGGCTCAATCCTTGACGTTTGGGGCGGTGAATATGAGTTTGATAATACTGTTATCAGACTTCATAAGCAACTCGGACGCAAGAGTCCAACCGTCTTGGAATATGGTCGCAATATCTTGCGAGCAGAAGATGACCAAGATATCGAGGGTGCTTATACCAGCGTCTATCCTTACGCTACCTACACCCCGGAAAATCAAGGAACTGGTGAGGGTGGAGCAACCAGCCAACAGATCACAGTTGAGCTACCCGAGAAGTATGTAGACGGTCCTTATATCGGCTTATACAATGAGCGACGGGTTTTGATCGTTGACTTCTCATCTAACTTTAAGGACAAAGAAGTACCAACGATTGACAAATTGCGCAGACTTGCCAAAGAATACGCAATTAATAATCGTCTAGGACTCCCCAAAATCAATACTAAAATCGAGTATGTAGACTTATCAAAGACACTTGATTATAAACTAACTCAGATTTTAGAAGAAGCTGAACTTTGCGACATCGTCCCCGTCTATTATCCTCAGATCGGGCTTACTAGTGAAGATGCCAAACTGACAACTATTGTCTATGATGTACTGCTAGAACAGAATGACAGTGTCGAGGTCGGAGCTATCGGTGACGGCTTTAAATCATCAATGACTAGCAACCTGTCCGGTAAGATTGACGACCTGGCCAGCAATCAACAACGGCTGGTAAACACCTTGCCAGATTATCTCTTAAACGCTCAAGGTAACAAGGTTTGGTACAACAAACCAGACGACAAAGAGCATAAAGTCGGTGATATCTGGTTTGAGAAGAACGGTCTCTATGACCGTATGTATGTATGGAACGGCTCTCAGTGGGAAAAACGTATCGACACAGAAGATGTCGATAAGATCAAGAAAGAGGTTGATAAACAGCTTGAACAAGCCAAGCAGTCAACTGCTATCGAGATTGAAAAGGCAAACGCAAAAGCTCAAGAAGCTCTTATTAAAGCTGGAACGATTCCAGACACAGCTACGTTATCGGATCAAATTAAAACGCTGATTTTAAATAGTCCAGATTTATCACGTAAGGTCACGGAAACGTTTAATAATGCGGACAATGGTGATACGATCTATAGCAAGGTGTATTCCAAGGTAGCAAAGAATTTTGTGGCCATAGGTCAGTTTGACTCTTTGGATAGAGTCCAAAACGACCAAGGACGCGATCTTCTTAATCTCTCTAAAAAAATTGAAACGCAAACCGTAGAATTTAACAAGCTGACGGAAAGTAACAAACTCTATGAGCGTATCCTTGGCACGTCAGAAACAGGCGCACCAGACAAGCTCTCTCGCTTGGTTATGTCCAGCGAGATTTTTCAAACCGAGGTCGGGAAGTATTCAAGCACGGGTGGACCGAATATGCTCCGAAATTCCCGTGCTGATGACGGCTTGAAATATTGGACAGAAGCTAATGGACGGTTGAACTTCACAGCCCACCCTTTTTACCTAAACGGTCAGAAGCGAATGTTTTTTTTAAGACCGGGTGCATTTGTCCATAGTCCGCGCTTTATCGTCAAGCAAAATACAAATTATATGCTTAACTTGATAGCATTTGACGCTAACACGGCCCGCTTTAAAATTGCTTTTTGCAAACGTAGAAAAGGATCGACGAATGACTTCGACGAAATGCAAATAATCTTTGACAAGACTGGATCGCCAGCATTTAACTCAGATCGAGCAATCAAAAAGTCATTTAGTTTTAATACAGGGGCGTTTGATGAGGGGTATCTGTTATTTAACTATCAAGGGAATCCTAACGGCTGGTCTAGCCTATTTATGACAGAGCTGGACTTTTACGAAGGTTCATCAGATCGCTTATGGCAACCGAGCCCAGACGATAGCGCAGAACCTATCGAAGCAGTACGCACACAAGTAAGCCAGCTCGCTGGTTCTTGGTCGGTCAAAAATCTAAGTAGCGCGGGCGACGTACTCAACTCTATCAACGTACTCGCAGACGGCACGAACCGAATAGATGGAAGGTTAACGCATATCACGGGACAGACTGTTATTGACAACGCGGTTATAGAAGACGGTATGATCGCTAACGTATCCGCTAACAAAGTAACCGCCGGGACTATCGACGCTCGCGAAGTAAACCTAATCAATCTAAACGCTAAAAGTGTTACATCGGGAACGTTTAAAGGTTTAACTTTCGAAGGTGGTATTATTCGCGGAAATTACGGAAATACCGTGATCAATTTGAACTCAAATGTAACGACTTACAACGGAACAGCCAAAATTGAGTTCATGTCCCCACAAAACTCGCTGGAATTTAACTCTGGGGGTCGTAAGGCTTTCCTATCCCCGACTATTTCTAATGGAACCAATTATGCAGCATTTGCATTTGGAGTCAATGATAGAGGAGTAATGGACCCGAACGCCAATTTTACAGGACTCAAAATATTTAACCAATACGGCCACCGCAAAGTTGTCCTTATTGGTGATGTACACATTGTAAAAGATTCTGTATCGAACAATGCCCCTTCAAAATCTTTGGCAGATCTATTTAGAGATATCAACGATAACTTTAAGAGGTTGAAAGAATTTCGTGTTGCTAACGGCGAGGGTTCTCCCGGTTTTTGGGACGTCTCACTTTAGAATAGAAAGGCAATAGATGAATACATCAGATAAAATTATAAATGCGATCTCGCATAATCTCGCAAATGCTATCGTTGAGGCCACAAAGTATTCGGTCTTGTACGAGGAAGCAAACGAAGAAAACAAGCGCGTAAACGAGGAATATCAACGCGTAAACGAGCTATTGAGCAAATTTAACGATGTTTTGGATAGCGATCAAGCACTCAAGGACCTCTTTGATGAGGCCTCTCAAAAATTAGAAGAAGGTAAATAAAAATATGGAATTTAAAATCATTAACAAATACTTGCAAGAAGAAGGTCGTACTTTTGTATCAATTCGTTCAGCGAACCCTTACACAGCCTTTGAGCGTGTCTTGATCGGGGACCGTACAAACGAATCAGATGAAGTGCTGATCCAAGCCGTACTTGGTCAAGTCGTGACTGAGCTAAACCCAGCGGAAGGGGTTAAGAAATTACAAGAGGACTTACACGTCCAAGCTCAAGAGTACGAAGCAAAACTCGCGAAGAAAGACGAAGAAATCCAAAAGGTGAAAGACGTGGCTGAGTGGAGCGTACTCGCTCGCGTAACTGACGTTGACCACCCACTTGATCCTACAGTCTATAAACGTGGCCTTGAATTGGTTGATCTTGGTAAAGCTGGGGCAACCTATCCAGCGCAAGCAATCTTCGCGATTGAGGACCCGAACCACGTCGAAAAATTCAGCGAAGGTAAGCGCGTGATGGTTCAAGTTAACCAACCTTTCACTTATCAAGGCGAAACACTTGACCAACTCGCAAGCCTTGAGCAAAACGGCAAGATCGGTATCTGGAAATGGACCGAGCCAAAAGCGGACGAGCCAAAACCGGCGGGAGAGCTTGAAACTCAACCTGTCCAGTAAAGCTAGTTGTTAAATAGGGGGTGATGAAATTGGACCTATTGACACTAGTTGACAAATTGACTCCCGTTCTAGTCGTGATTATTCCAAGTTACTTCTCGTTTAAGAGCACCAAAACCTCGAAAGAAGCTGACAAACGTCTTGAGGGTCTATCGAATAAAATCGATACCCTCGAGAAGTCAGTGGGAAGCGTGGAAGAGATCGGGAAAGATAACCAACGGAATTTAACGATTATCGGGAAGGGCTTGCAACGGCTTCAACGCTTTCGATTGCAGGAGAATTTGAAGAACGCGCTCAAACGCGGACACACTAACCAGCACGAATTAGAAGAGTTGTCGAAACTATATGAAAGTTACGTCGAATTAGGCGGGAACGGTGCTATAAGAGTGCTCTTTGAGCGCTTTTTAGAACTAGAAATTAAAGAGGAAAAATAGCATGGATCAAATTACTAATATTATCACAACGTCAGCAATGAGTATTTTAGTTGTATTGACAGGTATTGTCGTTCAAGCGGTCAAGAAATATTTATTAATGCGCGGTGGCAAGAAAGCGATCGAGATCGTTGAGATCTTGGCAAAAAATGCGGTCAACGCTACAGAGCAAGTCGCGGACAAGTTGGATATTCACGGGGCGGATAAGTTAGAACACGCTAAAACAAGCCTTATTGAAGGCCTAGAATCTCAAAATATCCACTTGACAAACCAAGAACTCAATACCTTTATTGAAGCAGCAGTCAAAAAAGCGAATGATGAATGGAAGAAATAGGAGATAGAAAATGAGTGTACAACAATCTATTGTAAATGGCTTTATTAGTCGCCGTGGGTTGATTACCTATTCAATGCTGGGATCTCGCAACGGTTCGGACGGAACTGGTGACTGCTCGGGTATCGTGTCGCAAGTCTTAAAGGAAGCTGGTATTCCAATTCAAGGCTTGCCGTCAACGGTTACGCTTGGACAACAGCTTGCAAATAATGGCTTTTATCGTATAAGCCGTAACCAACCATGGGACGCTCAACCGGCCGATATTATTCTTATGAGCTGGGGTGCGGATATGTCAACATCGGGTGGTGCTGGTGGCCACGTCGGAGCGATGATCGACGATACATACTTCATCTCTTGCGACTATTCGACACAAGGTGCACCCGGGCAAGCGATCAATACCTATCCTTGGAATGATTACTATAACTGGAATAAGCCAGCTTATATCGAGGTTTGGCGGTATGCTGATACAGCGCCTCAAACCAACAACCAAGCGAATACAGCCGTACAACCAAAAGACAAGGCCTTTTACCAAGCGAATGAGGTCAAGTATATCAACGGTATGTGGCAAATCAAATGTGACTATCTCGCGCCCGTTGGTTTCGATTGGACCGAGAACGGTATCCCCGTTTCTTTGGTAAACTGGGTTGATAAAGACGGCAACAACTTGCCAGATGGAGCAGATCAAGACTTTAAAGCAGGTATGTTTTTCAGCTTCGAACTAGATGAAGTCCATATCTCAGATACGGGCAAAGGTGGCTATTACGGCGGTTATTACTGGCGTTTGTTTGAGTTCGGGCAATTCGGCCCTATCTGGCTGTCATGCTGGGACAAAGACGATCTAGTAAACTATTATGAGTAAAGAGGGGTGATTGAATGAATCGCTCAAACTGTACCAATTTAAAGCAGTTTGAGGGCGGTCGGGTCGTCAAGCAAGGCGACTCGGCTTCCCTTTTTGGTTTTGCCTTATACGATGAGAGATGGACTCCGATCGACCTCGAGGGGCAGGAAGCTACAGTTCACTTTACTAGTAAAAAAGGTAAAGCGTCATTTTCGACGACTGTCCAAGGGTCAAAGGTATTGTTTAAGATTCCCAAAGTGCTACCAGTCGATAGCTATCTCGTTGAGGTGGTGGCTGGTGGATATGTATTCCCGAGTGACCAGAACGTCCGCGTTGACGTGATTCAATCCGCGGACGAGTACACAAGCGAGCAAGTTCTTGCGCTTGTAAAAAATGATGTCAAAGAAGAAATCAACAAGTACATCGCAGCACACCCAAACGGGCCACAGTCGGAAGAACTCCCAGATTTAACCACGTTATACAATCTAGCTAAAATTTGAAAGGATAGAACATGACTTTAAACACAGAAAAATTAACTCAATTCGCACAAGCAGTCGGTGCTGACGTAAAGGAAATCAAAACCACACTAGCTAACAAGGCTGATAAATCTGAAATCGGCCAAGGCGGTATCACACAACAACAATTAGATACAGCTATTCAAGGAGTTAAAACAGCAATCCTTGGCGAAGGTGTCCCAGAGGAGTTGGATACCTTAAAAGAAATCGCAGATAAAATCAATGCTGGAAGTAGCCCAGACAGCGCTATCGTGTCTAAAATGACCGAATTAGGACAAAAATTCACGGATTTAGAAAATACCGACTTTGTACAAATTTATACATTGGCCAAAACCGCCCTCTAAGGAGGTGAAATATGAGTAAATTAACAGAAGCGATTCAAGAGATCGGGCGTGATATTGGAAAACTCAACGATTGGCGGGCGTCCGACTTGTCGAAATTAAAGGCTTTGCAATCGGCAGCTTTGTCAACCACGAAAGCCTACGAACTCTTTCCAACTTACGCTCAACTCCAAAATCAAATGACCACCAATATCAAGGAGAAACACCTTGAATTAGGTCTGGACGCTCTTATTGATGAAAAACTAAAAAATGGCGGTGACCCGTTTGTTACTAAGTCTAAAGTACCAGTAGTGGACATTACCCAGCTTGCGACTAAGAATGACTTGGAAGAACTCAAGCGTAAGGTCGGAACGGGTGGAAGTGGTACAGGCACGGAATTGAAAGGCCAAGGCTTTCCATACAATCTAAACGCTGACATCGGTACAATATATACTGATACCACGGCTAAGAATGGGGCTGTCAAGTGGATCAAAAAGACCGCTGGGACTGGCTCTAACGCTTGGTCCGTCTTGTTTGGTGATGTCGAATTTAAACCAAGAAACATCAACTCAAATCAAACTAATGCATACGTGGAATTCAGACGTGTAAATTCCACGGTAGAGGTCGGCTTCGGTGGTCTATCGTGGGGCTGGTTTGGAATCGTGAGACGAGGTGCGCCCAGCTACGTTCCCCAAGGGTCGGACCGTGAGCGTAACGTGGTGATCTTAAATGTCGGTGGTATACCCGTCGGTTTTCGTGCCACTAGCTCAAAACTTGGTATTATGACAAATGACAAGGGAAAACGTTTGGGAACATTTTATTTAGGTGGGCCGGGTGACGGCAACCAGCTACGCTTACAATTCGATGATCCAGTGCCAACAGATCGTGATATCGGAGACTTGCGATTTACTAATATGTCGTATACCACAGATGATCCTTGGCCAGAAACGCTATGATATGAGTTACCCTCCCTTTTGGGAGGGCTTTTTTTATTGCCTTTCGCGTGATTTTCGCGTGATTGCTTAAGATAAAACCCAAAAAATACGATTAAATCAAGGGTTTTAAACTACTGTAAAGTTCGCTTTTTCGCGTGGCAATCGTTTTATTTGAGTGGTTTTTCTGTTATAACGGCAATTTTTAAGATTGTCTATTATAATGGCAATAAAAAAAGCCCTCGGGCTCGTTCTCTCAATTATGCGGGCAATGAATACGATTTTGAATACGACTTTTTTCAATTATTGAAAAATGATGAAAACGATATTTTGACAATATGCGCGATTTTGCAACGTTTGAAAACGTATAGCGCGATGATGGAAACAGTTTTTGAAATATGCTAAAATGGTAAAAAATGAAACGAGAGGAATGACATGACAGAATTAGACAAACGCCATCGTAGTAGTGTCTACGATAGCATGGTAAAATCTCCCAACCGTGCCATGCTTCGCGCGACGGGAATGACCGATGAAAGCTTTGAAAAACCGATTGTCGGAGTGATTTCGACATGGGCGGAAAATACCCCTTGTAACATCCACCTTCATGATTTTGGAAAATTGGCCAAAGAAGGTGTGAAAGATGCGGGAGCTTGGCCGGTCCAATTTGGCACCATTACGGTTGCGGATGGGATTGCTATGGGGACTCCTGGTATGCGCTTCTCCCTAACGTCACGTGATATCATCGCGGACTCTATCGAAGCGGCTATGGGGGGTCACAACGTGGATGCCTTTGTAGCTATCGGAGGCTGTGATAAGAACATGCCTGGTTCCATGATTGCCATTGCCAATATGGATATCCCTGCGATTTTTGCCTATGGTGGGACTATTGCTCCGGGGAATCTCGATGGAAAAGATATCGACTTGGTTTCTGTTTTCGAAGGAATTGGGAAGTGGAATCACGGCGATATGACAGCTGAAGAAGTGAAAGATCTTGAATGTAACGCCTGCCCTGGCCCTGGTGGCTGTGGTGGGATGTATACGGCCAATACCATGGCGACAGCGATTGAGGTCCTTGGGCTAAGCTTGCCCGGTTCCTCTTCTCACCCTGCTGAATCAGCTGATAAAAAGGCTGATATCGAAGAAGCAGGTCGTGCGGTTGTCAAGATGCTGGAAATGGGACTGAAGCCATCTGATATCTTGACCCGTGAAGCTTTTGAAGATGCGATTACCGTGACCATGGCGCTGGGTGGTTCCACCAATGCCACCCTTCACTTACTCGCGATCGCTCACGCAGCTAACGTTGACTTGACGCTTGAAGACTTCAACGATTTCCAAGAGCGTGTGCCTCACTTGGCGGACTTGAAACCTTCAGGGAAATATGTCTTCCAAGACCTTTATAATGTTGGTGGTGTGCCAGCCGTCATGAAATACCTTCTTAAGAATGGTTTCCTTCATGGGGATCGCATCACTTGTACTGGTAAGACTGTTGCTGAGAACTTGGAAGCCTTCGCTGATTTGACACCGGGTCAAAAAGTCATCATGCCACTTG